TTCCATGCGGGTGTTATTGCTGCGGCCCCGCTCATGATCTACCAATTCAGTAACAGCGTTCAACATGGCCCAGCGGGTGCCAGACACCCCGGGGATATCCGCGCCGATAGCCGCGCCATTAAACAATTCCATGATTCGTTTGTAGCCGCGTGTCTGATTCAGCTCCATGCGGCTATTGTGGTGCGGCTGTAACAGCGCCTGGACAAAGCTATCTGCCTCAGCTTGGCCCATGGTCTCGCCCGACAGTTTGCGAGACTGAACGAGAAACCGCTCCCAATTGTCGCCAACAATGCCCAGCTCCATGCGGACAGCGTCAGGGTTGAAGCGCTCAGAATGCAGCACCCGAACGGTGCCAGCACTTTCACGGCCTAACGCGGCGGTTATGGTGTTATTGCACGCCACCCGGATTGACGTGAATTTAGCCACGGTGGCCATGGTCCCATCGTATGACGTGCCCAGCAGCACATAAGGCCGCACGGTGTCGCCCTCTACGATATCCGCGCCCTGATTCACTTTCGCCAGTGCCCAAACCCTACGGCCATGGCTCAACACCCCGGCGGTTTCCATTTGAAAACCGCCCAGCTCTACCAGCTTTGCAAAAAAGCCCATAACGTCAGAGGGCTGCACCACGTTGTACCCGTCAGACACTACGGCCAGCGCGCCGCCGGTGTCACTACGGTGCAATACTTTGCGGCCCTTGAACTCTTCGGGCAGTGTGGCCGCGTCAGTTTGAAACAGTACGGGCGACTCGTTGACGGTGTAATCTAACCCGGCTTCACGTGTCCATGTTTCGATTGATGCATCAGGCGTTAAGGCTTGGCCCAGTCCGTGCCATGGGGTTTGCCCAGCATATGCAATAGCGGCCATGCCGGTGGTGGTGTCAATCATGTGTGCCATTTTCTCTATCCTTTCAGTGTTGCCGGTTGATCCCGGTGAGTGAATTATAGACCCAAATTCAACAGCGTGGCTAATCCCCATTAAATAGGTCAACTATTAGCCATAGGGCAATAAATACCGCCAGCGCTATCAACATGCTACGGTCTCCCGGCCAATATCCCCCGCTACATGATGGCGCAACAGCGAACCGGGCGGCAGCGAACGGGCGAACGAACGAACAGCCGCGGCATCATTTTGGTGGCCGGTCTTTTTGGTGCCGTGCCATGCAATAGCAGTCGGGCCCCCCGCGGCATAACAGCCGCCTTTTTCATCGGTGCCAACGCGCTTTTTTCCGCTACCGTGCGCCACAAAAACGACAACATAATCCCGCTCACCCTGAGCGCATAACGGGCGGCCCCCTCCACATTGTGCGCACGTGAATGACTCAGACAAATCAGCGGGGCAGCGCACGAATTTAACGCCTTGATGCGTCAGGGGGAAACTGTCGGCCATGGCAACAGGGGCAGCAAAAACAGCCGGGCGGCCAAGCTCCACAGTGCGCACAGCTTCGCCCATGGTGTCACATGATGCATTGAACACGGTTTTACCCGGTGCCGGTGTCGGCAGCGTCTCAGCGGGAAAGTGCGAATAAGTCCAGGCTTGGCCCCCACGGGGCACAGCGTCAGACACAGCGGCCATATATTCCGCGTCAACCTGTACAGCGCCCGTCTCACTCTTGGGGTGCAGTTGGCATGATGTCGGACACGTGCCATAAGTTTCATGCACTCCACTGCGGTAAGTGGTGGCAATTGGCCCGGTTTTCCGGTTTGATGTAACAGCGATTGTTTTCAACATTTCTCTATCCTCTATAGTTTACCGGGTTGTTCCGGTGCCGCTATCATAGCAACAAATTAACAGCCGTGCAAATTATTTTATTGGTGATTTCCCGGATAAGATATCGGCCAGCTCTTGCCAGGGCATGCCCCTGTTAGGCCATGCGGCCAAGGGCTCAAGGCGCAACCCCTGTTCAGCCAGCTCTATCGCCTGTCGGCCATGGTACAAAGCAATGCGGCCCGGGCGAACAACGGTGCTGATTTGGTGCACCAGCACGTAACAGGGGCGACCCCGGGCGGCATGGCGAGTCAGGAAAGCAATTTGATGCGGGCGAAGCGCGACCTTCAAGCCGCGCGAAACCGCCTTCAGCTCAATGGAGACAAAGCGATCACCCGCGCCCACCAGCATGTCAGACACGCCCAAGTTCACGCGGTTTTCAATGCGCTCAGTGTCCAAGCCCAAAGGGCGCAACCCATCGCGAACGCGCGTAGCAAAAGCGGCTTCAGGTGTTGCCATCGTCTGGTCCCAAATCGTTGTCCCGTTCAAAGATATCGAGGGGAGGTTCCGCCACTGGAGAGACAAAAGCCGGGTCCCGTTCTCGTTCAACACTTTCAATCACCTGTCCCGTGCTGGCATCGATAAGCGCGCTTGGAGGCGGTCCCCCGTACAGAGCGCGCAACTCGTCCAGTTTGCGCTGCACTTCCTCTTTGGACATCGAGTCGATTGTTCCATGCCTGATTTCCTTGCGATCAACGTAAATTGTGCCCAGGGCCTGCCCACGGCGATATTCTGCTTGGACAGCAGCAGCATACGCCCCAGCTTCCAAGGCCTTGTCCCGGATAAGCTGCAGGTCCTTCATGTGCCGCTCGTATGACGTGTTGTATTTGCTGTTCAGCTCTGCCCGGTATGCTTGGATAGCAGAGACCACGTGAGGGTTGATCTCAGGGTTCGTCAGCTTCCAGGCCATCACTGAGGCGCTTGTGGGCCTATACCCTGCACGAATCGCCGCCTCTTTCATGGTCACCCGGCCATCACCCGTCACCAGCTCCGAAACAAACTTCCATTCCTTGCCAGACAGGATTTTCTGTTTACGCAGCGGGGCCACCTCGGTGGCCATACGTGACTGAGCCTTGTCCCTGATCACAGGGGGCACGTTCCAAACATCCCGCTTGGTCATGCAATTCTCCAGAGACGCCAACCGCTTTCGACCCGGCGCAGTTGGAACGACCAATCAGGGGCATGCGACCGGACAAACCGCAGCGCAGACACCCGGGCAGAGTTGGCCTGTTTCTCGTCAACAAAGCGGATTGAATCCCCCGGCAGCATGTCGCCAAAGGGGTACTTCGTACGCCCCATGGGCATCTCAATGCCCGACTCAATCTGAAACATCTGTGCGCTCCTGTAACCTGTTGCAGCAAGTGTATCAGGGGCAGCGTGTTCAGGCAATCCGGACAATGCGCCAGCCCTGATCTACCCGCAGCTTCGCGAACTTCTTGCCAGGGTTGACCTTGGCATGGTGTCGGGCAGAGTTGTATGCGCTCTTGGCCACCTCTTGGATCGTGACCAGGAAATACTCGCCGATGGCCATCGTAGCAAACGGGTATCGAAACCTTACGCCAGTGGCCGGGAACAGGATGTGATCTGGAACCATGTGTCCTCCTATAGGGGTCTACGTACTATTTCATGAAAAAGTTTTTTCAAAAAGCATCTCGCGGAGCTCCCCTGAAAATTTCACCTATTTCATCCCTGTACACCAATATTTTTTGGTGTAATGACCTATCTCTCCTCTGATCATAACGTCTATTACGTCAAAAAGATAGTTTTACCAGTCTTGTCAATTTCAAACTCATTTTTTTCTGCCAGATTCCCTATAGGACCCGCTTAAACCCCGGTCCACGGTCCTTTCACAGGGTTTACCCCTACAAAATAAACCACTTTCTGTACTTGCTATACAAACACAGTACCGCTTATAATTCTCCTGCAATCTCTGCAACTTAAGAAAGGATAGCGCAATGAACAAAGAAAAACTCGACATGGAGAAGCTCCTGTCGCGGTCCTCGGACCGTGCACAGGCCATCTTGATCACTCTCATGGAAGACCAAGAGCCCTTTGAGGCCATGGTTGCGACCATGTTGGCGGTCTCCGTCATGGCCAAATGCATTGACATGCCCCGCCAGACCCTCCTGGAGGGCGTTGGCGCGGCCTTTGACTCACTTCAGGAGGCTGCCCCCCATGCGACCCACTAAACCCCCTGTAGGCCGTTCTGTGCCTCCCTACGACACTGGCAAGGTCAAGATCGGTCTTGCTTATGTTCCGTCTCAGCCTTGGTCCCCGAGCCGCGATGCGTACAACTTGCAGACTGCTTTGTTGTCCCCTGCCCGTGGCCGCGGTCCAGTGTCCATCCGCCTCTTTGCTTTCCTGAAGGGTTTCGTATGACTGACCACTCAAAAGAAGGCCTGTTGCTTTTTAACTACACATGCGACGAGTTAGGTGTGGAGCTTGCTTGCTGGTTTGAGTACGAAGCCGCGGAGCGCGGCGCGAGAAGCCGTTTCGGTGAGCAGTTGGAGCCCGACTACCCGGCCACCTGGGCTTTGTACCACGTCTATCTGCCGGGCTCTGATGTCGACATCGCTCCCGTGTTGTCGTCTGACACGGCCAAGGAGATTGAAGATTGGGTTGCTGATCAGGCTGAAGAAGAGGCTGCTGATCGGGAATGGAATGACGGGTATGACAAATTTCAAGACTGGAAGGATTCGCAATGAACGACGTACGTGACCAGCTACGCCAAGAGCTCTTGGCCGACTCACAGACCTATTGCTGTTACTGCGGCAACGAGCAGACCAGTTTTGGTTGCTGCGGTGAGAACCATTTTGAGGCGTTCTCTGACATGGATGAGCAGAGGCAGAACGAATTTTTAGATGCGGAGGGTGTATGACATTCATTTACGACTGGTTAAAGAAGCTGTTTGCCCGCGAGCCGCGAGCCGAGACGGACGAGCAGTGTCCCTACTGCAAGGGTTTGGGATACGACAGCAGTGGATGGACCTGTTCTTGTTTGAGGGAGAAGAAATGACTGATATCGAAGCACACAACGCTGCTGTGGAGGAGATGTTCCAGCAGATCAAACCTATTGTTGAGGGGCACGACAGTGCCGTGGCGCTCAATACTTTGTTGATTGTCCTGGCTGCGTGTGGCCAGCAGACCGATTTGGAGCCTGAGGTGTTCAAGGCCTTAGTGGTGCAGGAGCTGGACCGCCTGATGCTGGTCAACGCAGAACGTAAGGGGGTGTTGTCATGACCAAAGACGAAGCATTGGACTTGGCGCTTGAGGCGCTGGAAAAAAGTGTGGCTACCTGTTTTGATAGGTATTCTTTTGAGCAAGTAATGAGCAGACCAGAGCACTTCATCAATCAAGCCATCACCGCCATCAAGCAAGCCCGAGCCCTCGACAAGATGGCAGAGAACGCCAGAGAGTTAGGGCTGGACTATGAGACTTATGCTGAAGAATTGGAACAGCCAGTGCCAAGACAGGCTGGCATGATTTCAATTACTGTACCTGCGCCTGTGGCGTATTTGTGCGAGAACGCAGTTGGTCACAAGTATTTCCGGTGGAAGAAGCCATCAAGCACATTCAAGCCGATTGCCCTCTACACCACCCCACCAGCATCACCTGTGCAGGATTTGCCCTTTGGCGTTGGTGGCGGCTTGGTTGCTATCAAGACGCTGCTCAGTCGTGACCCTTGCGTACACGCAAACACAGCGATTGAGATGATTGACGCTATTTTGAAAGAACATACCGCAGCGCCTGTGCAGGAAGGCCGAGACTGGTCTTTGCTTGAAGCCACGCAGGAGTCGTTGCGTGAGCATATGGCTGAGATCAAGCGCCTGAAAGCAGCACAGCCAGCCGTGCCCGATGCTATGACAAGCGCCGACATTCAAGAGCACATCGAATATGTGGCAGGGTGGAACGATTGCAGGCAAGCGATGTTGAAAGGAATGAAATGACCAAAGAAGAAGCATTGCAAGCCATCAAGCTGCTGTCCGCGCTGGAGTCGTGGGCCATGAGCCAATCAGCACGACTGCCGGACTACGTTCACGAAGACCTCACACGGTCAATGGAAGTGCTGGAGCGCATCGTGTTGGAGAAGCCATGAAGAAGGTCAGCGAACGAGCCGCACGCCTGACCATCGCCATGATGCGCTCAATGGCGAACTGCAAACCCATCAGCCCGTTCCACTTGGAGGCATCCAAAGAGATGGAGGCCATGCTGGAAGAGCTGCTGGCCCTGCGTAAGAAACTCAAGGAGTACCCGTGAGCACCACCAACACAGGCATGCATGTCATCAAAGCATTGGAAGCGTTTGCGGAGTTCGGGCGCTTGACTGCGCAAGAGTTTGCCGATTACGCTGACATCGGACGCTACGATGCACACGCAGTACTGGGCAGGATGAACAAGCGCACAAAGGCTGGCGAGAAGCGCATCCACATTACCGGCTGGACCTACGCCCATGATGATGCGAGGCGCTACCCAAGGCCCGTGTTCATGCTTGGAGACTTCCCAGACAAACCCAAACCCAAACCAAATATCAGGGAGAACCAAAGGCGCAGTGAGCACAAGACCGCCAAAGCAATCCGCATGACCAGTGTGTTCAACATGGGCTTGACCCGCGACAAGATCAGAGAGATAAGGAGATCACTATGAAAGAAGACGACGACGACATTCAAGACTACGTAGTCCCAAGGGAACAATTCTTTGCTGCCACATTTCGACAAGTTGTGCGCAATGAAACGCTGGAAGAAGTTGCCCGAGAGTTCGACAAGATGAAATCGCTTGGAGACACCGCCGCATCCTTTGCGGCATACGTGAGGAACATGAAGAAATGATCGACACCATCGCGCTCACGCGCTACGACCCCGTATTAAACTGTTTCGTTCTGAAAGGCCCCATGAGAAAACAAACCTGCAACTGCCACCCCGACTCGCCCTTCCACTGGGCGCGCAACCCGCAGCCCAGCATCTTCGCTCAGGACATCGCGTTCCGGCCCAAGAAGGCGCAGGTGTACGAGAACCTGACACAGGAGGAGAACTTAGTGGCCTACAAGCAATTCAGCATCCACAGCCGTGCGCATCCCAAGATCAAGCCAAGCCTGAACAAACACGAACTCGGAGGGCGTAAAAAATGAAATGGAAAGAGTGGGGCGAGAACCATTGGGTGCTGATCGACAGCCGAGGCGAAGTGGTTGACGAAATCAAACGCGACAGCCAATTCTTCTTTGTACTGAAAAGCACCAACAAGAAGTTTGTCGACATCAACAAAGCCAAGAAATCTAGAATGACAGGAGTAGAAAATGGAAAACGGGATTAAAAGAATTCGTCTGTGCATGGGCCTGACCCAGCAGCAGTTTGCTGACATGCTGGAATGCTCCCAGGGCAACATTGGCCACTACGAGCTGCGCGATCAAATGGTCCCGCCCGAGACGGCCAGGAAACTTATTGCTGAAGCCGCGAAGCGCGGTTCACGAGTCACGTACGAAGACATCTACGGCACCGTGGACGAGCCTGTTGTCAAGATGAGCCCCCGCGCACGCAGGGAGATATTGGAAATCACCGAAAGGAGAGCACGCCATG